CCCGTCAATCTGCCGGATCAGCACGCTTTCATCAGAGACCACCTGCGTGATGGTCGGCGCCGACACCGAGGCATGCAGCAGCGAGGGCTTGGTGATCTGGCTCGTATAGGCGGGGATCGCCCCGCTCTCGGCCGTATGCACACCCGGCGCGGAATCGACCAAGGTGAGCGTGGCCGTGAGATCCGGACCAGGCTGAATGTCCTTCACTAAAAGCTCGACCGATTCCTGGCCCGCGAGCCCATAGGCCACCAGTCCCCCCACATCTGGCGTCTGAAATTCGGCGAGCGGCCAATAGCCGATCGGCCCATCGGCCAGTACGACGGCCGCGTAATCCTCGGCAGAGAGCGTGACCGGCGAAGCGATCGTGGGGATATAGCGCGTGGGAGCCGTGCCGGCTTCGAGTTGTGGTCCATAGAGATAGAGGCCGGACGTGCCGTCTCCGCTGTAGTTGACCGCGCTGCCGTCCAGCAGAACAAACAGCGTGTCGACGACCGCCTCGTTCGTGATGATGCCGGTGACGCTGCAGCGGTACCAGCCGCCACCCGCATCCTCGATGGCTGAATTGAGCAGCACTGCCGCCCCCGCGCCGGTCACCGGGATGATGGTGCCGTTCGACAAGTCAAAGGTGGCGCGATAGACGTCGGTCAGAAGCACCCCGCCCTGCACCTGCAGCCGCAGCCTCGTGCGCTCGCCCGCCTTGGCATAGACCGAGAATGTATAGGGCTGCCCCTGCGTCACCGCGACGTTGTTTCGATAGAGGTAATGAGAGTTCGACGCGGTGGTGTCCTCGCTCAGCTTCCAGGCCACGAGCTGGCTCGTGAACGGCCCCGCGAGGGCGGTACTCGACTCGCTGCTCCGCACATTGAGCCAGGTGGTGGACAGGTTTTCTGATTGCAGCATCAGATTCGTATGAGAAGCGCTGGCCGCCGCATAGCGGGCATAGACCCTAGATGGAGACAGCACCGACGCGTAACAGGCCGCATGCGCCAGATAGCCGTCCACATGAAACCCGCCCCCGCCGTATCGACCGATCGTCCAGCCGCCGAGCGGCACGGATTGCAGGCTCCACGTATTCGCGCTATAGATTTCGATGCCGTTCAGGTAGATCCGCGCCCACGTTCCGTCATGCGTCGCGACGACGTGATAGAGCGCATCGTTCGCCGCCATAGGCGTGCCTGGAGCGGTATAAATACGCTGCGTATTGGTGCCGTCGCGGAAAGAGAACCGCACCTGGCCGGTGCCGGACCGGCGCAGGTAGGCCGACGAGAAGGTCCCGAAGGCGATCTGATCCGCCAGCACGGTCGGCTTCCACCAGATTTCCAGCGTGATCGCCGTCCCCAGCGCGTTCACGTTGGAGATGGTGACGGCGCTGTTGAGTGCGCTGCTGAAAAGCGGGCTCGCGCCCACGTTTTCATAGAGAATGCCAGGATGCCCCAAGTGCACGCCGCCCGCATAGGTCCCATGATCGTTATTGCCGCTGAGGTCCGTCGCGACGGGGCGCGTGACGGCCATCGGATCAACTAGCGTCAGCGTCGTCTGCTCGCCCGGCACGGTGGCGAGCGTGACGACCTCCTGCGTGCCGTCGGCATGACGAAAACGCAGTCCATAAGTCTGTCCCGCCTCCATCGTCAGGGCCTCGTCGACGTCGAGAGCGGTGATGTTTCCCGAGCTGTTCAGCGTGTATCCCAGCACACGCGCCGAGCCCAGACCAAAGAGCGGCACATCATGCACCACCCGCACGAGGTCCCCACGCGTCATGATGAGCTGCTCAAAATCCACCGAGAGCGAGTAGGTCTCCGGACGGAGCTTGGCGACCGCCAGATGATACCGGCCCATCTTCCAGGCCTGGGCGGCACTGGTGACGCCGAAGAGATCCATCGTTTCGAATTTGCTCGCCGCCGTGAGTCCACCAGACCCGTCGGCGTTGTAGCCGTCGTCATAGACGTAGCGCTCGTCCTGCTGCCAGTCCTGATCAGGGTTGACGAAGCGAACCACCAGCGCATGCGGGAGATCGGCGAAGACCTTCGTCCCGCGAAACCCCCACGAATTGCGCGGCGTCAACACCGTGACCGGCGTGTCCTGGAATACATCTTCGATCACACCATGCTTCCCGTCGCGCTGGCCATAGGTGGCGCGACCGACAGCCGCCACATCCCGGAGCAGCTCAAATACGCTGGTCCGATAATCGATTACGCCGTTGAATTCATAGCCCGCCGTCACGCAGCGGGCGTGCCAGGCTTGCAGGCCCGCGACATCCACGCGGCTGTCGGCTAACGCGCTGCGATTGGCGCTGCCCTGCACAATGTCCCGGTAGATGCTGGCCGGATTGCTCGTAGGCTGAAGGATCCAGCCGGTCCCGGTCCAGTCACGCAGGATAGACCGGGCAATGCAGTTGAATTGATCAACGCTGCCATTGAGCTGATCAGTCGCCTTGATCCGCATCGCCACCCAGGCCAGCCCCGGCTTCGTCACCGGCGGGCGATGCGTAATAGTTCGTAGCAGTGTCCAGTAGGCCTGATCGCGGATCAACGAATCGGTCGCATCGGCGGTCACCCGCGCCGCGCGCACATCGTACTGCCCCTGCGGGACCGCCCAGCGCCAGCTGGTTCGAATGAGGGTCGCCCGATTATCGGTGACGGTAAGGCTCGACACGGCCTCGCGCCCGCCCGTGAGATAGCCGGTCGGCGAGGCCGGATTGACGAGCCCTGCGCCGGTTCCCTCCACCGTTACACTGATGAGTGCGCTGGATTCAGGCGTGCCATCGATGGCCGTCTTGATGGACTGGGCCGACGAGCCGATCATGTTGATTTCGATAATCGTGCCGATGACGCGGATTGTGTCCCCGTCGTCCGAGACGAACCGGTACGAGATATTATTGCCGTCATAGCCAGCGGCCCTGGCCGTGAACGTGAGATCGTTGTTCGCGCCGGCCGACCCGATTACGGACGAGGCGGACGCCGCAGTCAGACTGCTAATGGCCGTCCAACTGCCGCTGCTCCCAACCGCCCGGTATTCGACGAGGAACTGCACGGACCGGCTGCCCGGATTGCCCGACTGGTCGAACGTGGCAAGCCCCTGCGGAAACGTCAGATCCAGGCTGAGTTCATCGGCCAGCGGCTGACTGGTGCGCGTCGTGGCGCCGCCGGCCTGGGTGAGCAGCACGGATTGCGCGTCCTCGTAGATATCGTCCGTGAAGAGCGTCAAGGCCGGATCGTCGCTGTAGCCGTAGCGGATCTCCGTCTGAACATCGGTATATTGATCGAGCGGCGTCTCGCCGATCGCGAAGTCCGTCAGCTCAAGCGGTCCATAGCCGCAGCAAAAGAGCAGCCGCAAATATTGATTGTTGCCTTCGATCTCCGTATAGGGCCTGGCGGCGAGCGGCGGGAACAGCCGATGCCGTCCGTAGACGCGGGGGATCGGCGCATAGGGCGCCATCTTATTCGAGGCGCCCGTCAGCGAGAGCGTGGGACTGGTCGTGGTCCCCGATTGCGAACCGGAGAGCGCGTCGAGCCGAGGCTTAGGCGGCGGGATGAGCGCATTGACGGCAAGCGTCCCAGCCAGCATCACGGAAGCGGACAACGCCGCGCCCGACCAGCCCCCCACCAGGCCCCACGCAACCGGCGCGGCATAGGGGGCCGCGATCGCCAGCGCCACCACGGCGAGCATGGCAATGATGCGCATCGCCATCTTGCCGCCGCCGCCCTCACCCCCCATCGGAATGGCCCGAACGGTGACGCATTGCCCAGCCATCGGAACTACAGAGTCCCAGCGGGCCTTGTCGACGAACTGGCCGTCGATGAACACCCGCGCCCAGAGCGGATCCGGATCGATGTGGGATGCCCGTAAGAGCGTCGCCACGGTCCCCCCAGCGGGCACCGTGATATCGAGCCGGTCTTTATCGAGCGACAGCGGCCGCAGCGCGGTGATGAAGCGGACGGATTCTCCGTTCATGCCGACACCCCCTCACACTGCGGATGCCGGTACAGCCCGGCGAGGCGCTGTGCCCAGACGGCCGCGTCCACACGCTCGGCGATGACGCCCGCGTGCAGATCGGCATGGATGAACCACCCCGACTGCCAGAGGAGCCCGACATGCCAGCGATGCGCTTTGATGCGTAACAGGACGACATCCCCCGGACGCGCCGCCGCAAGCGGCACCTCGCGCCAGCCTCGGCGCTGGCCATCGATGGCCGCCTCGATCTCCGCGCCGTCATGGACCGTGGCATACGATTCAGTACAACTAGGCAAATCGATGCCGAGCTGCTCACGATAGATCAGCCGGACGAGCCCCCAGCAGTCGAGGCCGGTCGAGTCCCGGCCCTTGGCCTTGAATGGGATGCCGATATAGGACGCCACTGGAATCATCAGAAGAGCCCCGCGAAATAATTGGGCGTGAACGCCCCCTCCGGGAACGGCTCCAGGCTGATTTCCTCCTGGATCAAGTCGCCCTCAATCGTGAGCGCATCATATTGCACCTCTCGCAACGTGAACCCGCTGAACGAGGCCTCGACCACGTCCGGCTGGCTCGCGAACACGAACTCCACATGAACAGTCGGCGGCGTGCTGGGCGGAATGCTCCGAATGGCCTCCACGATCTGTCGGTCCACGTTGTCGATCGTCAGCTTCAGGCGAGGCTGAGTCTCGGCGTCGTCGTCCGGGAGCACCAACTTGAACGGAAACGCGGTATAGGTGTCGCCGTTGCTCACACAATTCTGCATATCCGAGACGAACCGCAGCGGACCGCCAACAATCGACGCATGGGTGATCGTGACCAGCGCTTGGATCACTTCGCCCGTCTGCTGCGCGAAGAGTGCCCGCTTCGCGACGGGGGAGAGGCTGCGGCTCATGCGACACCCTCCGTCATGGGATAATCTCCATCTGCGTCGTGGCCCGCCAGACATCCGGACCGAGCGCCACGTATTGCGGCGGCGCGACAAAGCGAAAATTCACGAGAGCCCCCGTGCGCGGATGCGCCAACCCGTCAAAAAAGAGGCTCCCGCCCCGGAGCGTCGAGACATAAAACAGATCGAGCGTGTTCACTTGCTCCCGCGTGAGTAGCCAGGACAGCGTGATCGGCCGCACCCCGGCGGTGAACCGCTGCCGGACTTTCGGCGGCCCCGCATCCATCGCGGTGCGGATGAGCGTGTTGGGCGCGGTTTCGCTATAGCCCGGCGTTTCCGGGGCCGTCGGCAAGGTGAGCGGCCAGGTCGCCATCAGCGCCTCCCCGGCGCGGGCGTCATGCCCCAGCGCCGCTGCATCGAGCCGTCAAGATCGCCGCGCTGCATCATGCCGCGCACGGCGTCGCGGATCGTCAGATAGATCATCTGCTGGCCGTCCGGCCCGCGTTGTGAGGAGGCCTGCACGTCCGTTTGACTATAGTTGTTCACCACGATATTCACGCCGCCGCCCGCGAGCCCTTTAGTGATCGCGCCGACATCCCGGCGCGAGAGCACGAATTCACCAGGCGTCAGGAGCGCAGGCACCGTATCCAGATTGCCGGTGCCGAGCACCGGCCCGCCCGTGGCGAACCGCTGAACCATGCCGCCCGCGTTGGCCCCGAAACCGAAGCCGCCCAGCACCGCCTTCGTCGCGAGCTGCGCAAAGACCGTCCCGGTGATCTGCTTCGCGAATTCGCCCAGGCTTGTGAGTGCATCTTTCAGGCTCGTAATCTTCCCCTCCCACACATCGAAGAAGAAGGTGCGGAAGCTCTGCTCCATTTGCCCGGCCGTGCGGCGAGCGAGATCGGCCGCCATGCCGAATCCCGATTTGGTGTCTCGTACATAGCGATCCAGCCCGGCCGACCAGCCGGATAAGATATCCTCCGAGCCCTGCTGGTTTGCCGCGGCGATCTTCGCAAGCGTCTGCAGTTCGATCGTCTCGCGCTCCGTGGCGGTGAGCTGCGTGCGGGCCAGGATCGACTCGGCCAGCTCCTCATCTTTGTTCTGCCAGGCGATCACCAGCCGGCCCGCCGTCTCCACGTTCAGATCGAGCTGCTGCGCCAGATTCGCCCGCACGAGGTTCATCTCGTTGGTATAGCGAAACTCGGCAGAGCCGCCGACTTGGTCGTAATACGTCCGCCAGGCCTTGAGATTATCCGTGAGCCCCTGCAATTTCTTGGCGCGCGCCTCCTCTCGAATGCGCACCTCCAGCTGCGTCTGCTCGACAATCGCCTTCCCCAGACGCTCCTGATAGGCATCATCTTCCTTCTCCCGTTGCAGCTGCCGATCGATTTGCAGGCGGTAAATATCAGCCCCTTCGGTGCGCAGCCTGTTTTCAATGTCAATCGACCGCTGGGCCACCTGAAACAGTTCCTGCTTTGCCTTACCTAGCTCTTCTTGCTGCTTGCGCAGCGACTCCTTAATCTTCTCTTCCATTACAAATCGCTTCTGTAACGCCTCGCCCATCTCTTTTTGCGAGCGTTGGACGAACCCTGACGGCTCAGGAATGAACGCATCCTGTTCGGATTTCGAAGGAGCCGGGACAATGCGCAGATTCCGCCCGCCACCCTCAGGCTTCACGACCCCGACCTGCGGCGGCTCCGCCTTGCCGAGGCCCATGATCGCCTCACCGGCCTTGCGTGCATCGGTAATGATGGTCGTGAGGGCATGCGTGATCGCGTCAAACTTCGGAATCAGCGCAGTGCCGATATCGTTCGTCAGGCCGCGAATCGATCCCTGCAACTTCGTAATTTCGTCGTTGAAATGCTCCGCCGCCCGGGCATCTTTCTCACTCATCACGAGACCGAGCTGGTCGGCTTCCTTAAAGGCCTCCCGGAGATCCGAATTGAGGAGTGGGAGCACTTCCTTCGCGCTCTTCCCAAGCACCAGCATGGCTTGCCCGGTCTTCTCAGGCCCATCCGGCATCAGGCGGAACTTGTCATTGAGTTCCAGCAATATTTCCGTCGTGCCCTTCAGCTGGCTGTTTGAGCCCCTGACCGAAATCCCCAACATCTCGAACTTCTGCACGGCCTCGGCATTCCCGGCCGCGGCCTGCACCATTTCTTTCGAGAGAAATCCCACCGTCGCCGAGAGCCCATGGAGGTCGGTATCTGAGATCTTGGCCGCATGCTGAAGCCGCGCCGTCTCTTCAATCGTCACCCCCATGCGCTGACTGGCCTTCACAAGTTCGTCGCCATAGTTCGCCGTACTCTTGGCGATGGCAAACAGCGCCGCCCCCGCGGCGGTGAGCTGCGTCTTCCAGTCCTTAATGAAATCGTTAAACTGCCCGAGGGCGCCCTGCGATTTCTTCAGCTCACTCTGAAACTGATCGGCCACGAGCTTCAGGACGAGCGCGAGTTCACGATTCTCGGCCATTACAGCACCCCCCTGATATTGATGAGCGTCGCGAGCCGGCCCGCGACCGCCGTGGAAGTCGGCAGGCTCCCGTCAACCGCCGTCGCCGTCGACAGACTCCCGTTCACGTCCGTCAGGGCAATGAAGCTCACGATCGAGCGCTGCTGCCCGGTGAGCGCGAGGGCGCCCGCCGTCGGCGCGAGCGTCAGATTCATCGCGCCGGTCGGGGCATCAAGCGAGAGCGCTCCGACGGTGGGAGTGATGACCGACCCCTGCGTGATGGAAGGCTGCTCACCAATGAGCGCAACCCACCCGACGGACGGGAGCAGCCCGGCATCCAGGATGGCCCCCTGGCCCGTAACCGAAAGGCTCCCGTCGGAGGGCGTCACCGTGAGCTGTTGGGCCGACTGCCCCGCAGTCAACGTCAGGGCGCCCGTG